ATCCCGCTTACCCTTCTGGTCACGGCGGGGGTGTCAAACGGATTTAACCTGATCGATGGGGTTAACGGCTTGGCGTCTCTGACGGCCATCGTTGCAGCTGTGGCGCTAAGCCAAATCGCTGAAGTGTCCGGCTACACGACGATGGTTCATCTCGCGATGATGGTGGCCGCGGGGATTTTTGGGTTTTTCCTAGTGAATTACCCGTTTGGTCTGATCTTCCTTGGAGACGCCGGCGCCTACACGATTGGCTTTGTGCTCAGTTGGTTTGGCATCTCGGTGTTGCTCAATTCACCCGATGCCTCACCTTGGGCGATTTTGCTGACAGTGTACTGGCCTATTGCCGATACGTTGCTTGCCATATTCAGGCGCTCGCGCAGCAAGTCGGATGTTTCGGCGCCTGATCGGCTACATGTGCACCAATTGGTCATGCGTTCTCTGGAAATCTGTGTCCTTGGCCGGAACCGCCGCCACATTGCAAATCCTCTGACGACGTTGGTTCTGGCGCCGTTCGTGATAGCGCCGCCGGTTGCTGGGGTCCTGCTCTGGAACCAAAATCTGAATGCCTTTCTGGCGGTCTTGGTCTTTGGTGTGCTGTTTTTCGCAAGCTATGCGGCAGCGCCTGTTTTGATCCGTCGGTTCCGGCGGTAAACGCGGGAAGTCAGGCTGTCGTCCCACAAGCATGGGGCAGTCTAATGTCTGATACCCGCCCACGTGGCCAGACCATCACCGTGGCGCAGGCCGCCGCCCTGCTGGGCCGCTCGGAACGCTGGGTCCAGGGGCTGGTCACATCCGGCTACATGGATCGGGCCATGCGGGGCGAATACACGCTGGTCGGCGTGATCCGAGGGGCGCTGGCCTATTACGAAGACCAGCTCACAAAGAACAACAAGGCCGCGGTGGCAAGCCGGGCCACGGAAGCGCGCACGCGTGAGATTGAACTCAGAATTCAGGAACGCAGCCGGGAGTTGATCCCGATGGAGGATGCCAAGGCGGTGGTGGGCGAGATGGCGGCGCTGGTGCGGGCGGAGCTTGCGGGGCTTGCTGCGCGGTACACGCGCGACATGGAGGCGCGGCGCGCGCTCGAAGAGGTAATCGATGGCGCGCTGGAACGGATTGCAGGGGCCGCAGAAAAAGCGGGTACAGCTTTGGTCGCTGGCAGCGGCGATCTGGAGGCCGAGCGAGAAGCGTGATCCGGCCGACTGGGCCGCCGCCCACCGCATCTATCCCGAAACCGCCGGTATTCCCGGTCCGCGTGACCCAAAGCTGACGCCGTATATGATCCCCTGGTCCGCAGCCGTGCATCGCGGCGGCTACCGCCGGGTGGTGGCGGTGACCTCGGCGCAATCTGGCAAGACCGACAGCATGCTCGACATCATCGGCGCGCGGTTGGACCAACGCCCGGCACCGATCCTTTATGTGGGGCCCACGAAGGAGTTCCTGACGGATCAGTTTGAGCCGCGGCTGATGGCGCTTCTGGATGAGGCCGACACGCTGGCGAACAAGGTGGTGCGCGGCCGCCGGATGAAGAAGACGCTGAAGCATGTGGCAGGCGTGCGGTTGCGGCTTGCGCATGCAGGCTCTTCGACGGCGTTGAAATCCGATCCTGCCGCGCTCGCGCTGATCGACGAATACGACGAGATGATGGCCAACGTGAAAGGCCAGGGCGATGTTCTGGGTCTGGTGGAAGCGCGCGGGGAGACCTATGCGGATTTTGTCACGGCGATCACCAGCACACCGGCGCGAGGCCTTGTGGAAATCGAACCGGATGAGGGCAGCGGTCTGGAGTTCTGGGCACGCTCGGCACCGGATGATGTTGAGAGCCCGATCTGGAAACTGTGGCAAGAGGGCACGCGGCACCATTGGGCCTGGCCCTGTAAGCATTGCTTGGACTTCTTCATCCCGCGGTTCAAGCAGCTGCGCTGGCCCGAGCGCGCGACACCGTCGCAGGCCAAGCAGGCCGCAACGCTGGAATGCCCGCGCTGCGGGGGTCAGCATGGCGAGGCTGACAAGGTTTGGATGAACGCCCGCGGCGCGATGGTGGCACCTGGACAAACGGTAACGCTGAAGGACGACGCGCCGCATGTCACTGGCGCGCCAGCGGACAGCTCGACGCTGTCGATGTGGACCTCGGGGTTGTGCTCGCCCTTCGTCACCTGGGGCCAGCGGGCGGAGACGTACCTGACGGCGCTGCAATCGGGCGACCATGGCCGGATCCAGACCGCGATGAACGCGGGCTTTGGAGAATGCTACGCGATGACCGCTTCGGGCGATGTGCCGGACTGGCAGGAAATCATGGAGCGGCTGATCAACGGGGTCTATACCGATGCAGATGGCATGCCCGTGGGCTACTGCGCCATTCGCAAGGACCTGTTTCGGCATGAAGAGGAATACGATGTGCGTGCCCGGGATGCGGCGGGTCGCCCCCGGGTGATCCACATCTTCGAGGGCGCGCCTGGTACACACCGAGGCATCTCGCCGCTGGTTCCCGCGCTGCAGGTGGCCAGACAGTTCGACCAGCTGGCCGATGCCACGCTGATGGCGGCGATTGTGCAGACGCTGTTTGCGGTGACCATCACCTCTGATGAGCCGACGGAACAGGTGCTTCAGGGGCTGCTGACGCCCCAGGAACAGGCGCAAATGTTGGCGCAGGGCGTCTCGCCGATGGAGGCCTATATCGAAATGGTCGCAGGATATTACGACGGCAGCACGCTGGATGTGGGGATCAATGGCCGCCTGGCGCATCTGTTTCCGGGACAGGAGCTGAAGTTCCACACCAGCAATCACCCGTCTTCGGATTATGCCGCCTTTGCGATGCATCTGCTTCGGGAACTCGCGCGCTGTCTCGGGCTGACCTATGAAAGTGCGACCGGCGATAATGTCGGCGCGACCTATTCCTCGCTGCAGGCGGCGACCACGGAGATCTTCGCAATCACAAAAGCCCGGCGGCGCAACATCATGGCGCCATTCTGCCAGCCGATCTTTGAGGCCTGGCTCGAGGAAGAGATCGAGGCGGGGAGCCTGCCGTTTCCGGGCGGGATTGCCGGTTTTATGGCCAATCGCACGGCTGCGTGCCGGGCGGAATGGCGGGGTGACCCGCGTCCGCAGGCCGATGATCTGAAAAAAGCCAAGGCGCACGAGGTCTGGAAACGCCTTGGTGTCATGTCTGACGCGATGATCTGCACTGATCTCGGGGCGGATGTGGACGATGTCTACCAGCAGCTGGCGCAGGAACAGGCGCTCAGGGCCGAATACGGGCTGCCCGAGCCGCAGATGATGGGGGCGCAGGGTGGAGGTCCAGCCGCGGCAGAAGATACAGGCGATGAGGTGGAGGCATGACCATTAGCATCGACGAGGCGGACCCCTGCGCGGCGGCCGCCAGCCTGCGGCAGGTCTATGTCCGGCTCGTCGCGGGTGAAGGTGCCATGGAGGTGCGGTTCCGGGCGGGATCAAACGGTGTGGAGCGCTCGGTGACCTATCACCGGGCATATCCCGATCGGCTCTTGGCCGTCATTCGCGGCTTTGAAGAGCAATGCGCCCAGCAGCAGGGCCGTGGCCCGCGGCGGTTTGCGCTTGGAACAGGAGGGGTGCGATGATGGAGCAGTCCGAGATCATACCGTTAGCTGAGGGACCAACGCTTGCACAAATTGCGGGCCGCGTGCTGAACCGCCCGCTGCTGTTGCACCCGGATAAGGCTGATCTGATCCTGCATGTGTTGCAGGGCCGGATTGGGATTGAGCCATTGGCGGTTCCGGACCCGCAATCAAACCGCTTTGTCGGCAGTCACCGCCGCGACAATGGCAGCGTCAGCTCAATGCGGGTTGCAAACGGCGTTGCCATCCTGCCCATCGTGGGCAGTCTCGTAAATCGGGGTGCCTGGATCGGTGCCAATTCGGGGCTGGTCTCCTATGAGGGCATTGCCGCGCAGCTGCGCGAGGCGCAAGCAGATCCGGATGTGCACGCAATTCTACTCGATATCGACAGCCCCGGCGGTGAGGCCACGGGCATGTTTGCAACTGCCAACCTCGTTCGCGCTGTGAACGAGGTGAAGCCGGTTCTGGCCTTCGTCAATGATGTGGCCGCCTCGGCCGCCTATGGTATCGCGAGCGCGGCATCGGAAATCATCGTGTCGCCCACCTCCATGGTGGGATCGATCGGTGTGGTGCTGACCCATCTCGATCGCTCGGGCGAACTGGAAGATCGTGGCGTGAAGCCGACGCTCATTCATGCCGGGGCGCACAAGGTTGACGGGAACCCGTTTGGGCCGCTGTCGGACGCGGTGCGCGCTGATCTGCAGGCCGAGGTCCTGAAAATCTATGACCAATTCGTCGGTCTCGTGGCGGAGGGGCGCGCTGGCCGGATCAGCGCCGCTGCGATCCGCGCCACAGAAGCCCGCACCTATCTTGGCGCGGATGCCATTGCTCAAGGCCTCGCCGATCGTATGGCGAGCCTGGACGAGGTTATCGCCGCGCTTTCGCAACCGCCCTCCGGGGCAATTCCCCAGAGAAAGGGAGGACCCATGACCAGAACCATCCAGAACGAGGCACCCGCCAGTGACGTCTCCGCCATCAGCCCAGCCGACGTGCAAGTCGCCGTCGATGCCGCCCGCACTGAGGCGCGTACCGCCGGTGTCACCGCTGGCAAAGCCGAGGCCACGGCGCGGATCAAGTCCATCCTGACAGCGCCCGAGGCCGAAGGCCGAGAGGCGCAAGCGCTGGTGTTGGCGCTCGAGACCGAGATGACGGCTGTGGACGCAGCGAAAGTTATGACGGCGTCCCCCAAGGCATCGGTTCCCACGACGATTGCCGACCGGGCCGCACACGAGACCGAGCTCGGGGCTGAAACCCCGGCTGATCAACGCAACCGCGCCGAGCGCAGTGTGGCCGGGTGGTCAAAAGCCATCACTCACGCCAATGCGCGCTTCGGCTGAATAAGGGAGAAGGACCATGACTGTTCTCACAGAAGGCCGGCATCCCGGCGAATTCCTGATGACCGAGGCCAATGGCCAGCGCTCGCGGGAGAATATCACCATCGCCAGCGGTGCGGGCATCATCGCGCCGGGCACAGTGCTGGGCAAAATCACCGCCAGCGGCAAATATCTGGCCAGCGCTGTCGGTGCCACCGATGGCAGCCAGACGGCCGTGGCCATCGCGCTCTACGGCTGTGATGCCTCGACAAGTGATGTTGCGGTTGCCGCCATCACCCGGGATGCTGAGGTCAATGGCAAGGTCCTGACCTATCATCCCGACCGCGATCAGGCGGCCGAACAGGTCGCTGCACAAGCTGACCTCGTGGGCGTCGGCATTATCGTGCGCTGAGCGCGCGTGACTTTTGCGGTGCGGTAACGCCACGCTTGACCTTCACACATTCCAAATCCGATCTCCTGCGCCTTCGGGCCGCGGGCCGATCTCGCGTGCCCAGTCGCTGGCGCGCCGACGCAAAAAGGACACCCCATGTCGATCCTCAATATCTTCAGTCAGGACGCCTTCAGCGTCATGCGCCTCACGGATGCGCTTCGTGAGATCAAATACACGCCCTCCCGCATCGGGCAGATGGGGCTGTTCCAGACCACCAGCATCGACACGCTTGATATCGCGATCGAGAAGGACAAGGAGCAAAACCGCATGCTGGTCTCGGCCAGCCCCCGCGGTGGCCCGGGCCAGACCTTTGGCAAATCGAAACGCGCCATGCGGATGCTCAAGGTGCCGCACTTCCAGGTCGACGATGCGATCTATGCCGACGAGGTCCAGCAGGTGCGCGCCTTCGGCCAGGAAGTCGCCGTGGAGCGGTTGCAGCAGAAGATCGCGGACCGTGCGGCGGAAGCCAGCCAGTTCTTCGCGCTGACCGAGGAATACCACCGGCTGAACATCCTCAAGACTGGCCAGCTTCTGGACGCTGACGGCTCGGTCCTTTTCGATTATTTTACCGAGTTCGGCGAAAACCAGCAGGCCGTGGTCGACTTTGATCTCGACAATGCCAGTGCCACTGACGGGGCTCTGCGCAAGAAATGCGCCGGTGTCATCCGCCAGATGGCCGGCATTCTCGACGGTCTGCCCTACACGAGCGTCATCGCGCTGTGTGGCGACGCGTTCTTCGACGATCTGATCGGCCACAAGGAAGTCCGCGAGACCTATAAGGGCTATGCCGACGCCGCCTCGCTACGCAATGCCTACATCAATTCCGGCAATTCCGGCATCTATGGTGCTTTCGAGTTCGGCGGCATCACCTGGATGAACTACCGAGGTGGTCAGAATGTCGGGATTGAGACTGACAAGTGCCATCTCGTGCCCATGGGCGTGCCCGGTCTGTTCCGCACGGTTTATGCTCCGGCTGATTACATCGAGACTGTCAACACACCCGGCCAGCGGCTCTATGGTAAGCAGTGGGAAATGCAGAACGGCAAGGGTGTGAACCTCGAGTTCCAGATGAACGCCCTGCAATACTGCACCCGCCCGCGCGTGCTGATCCCGGGCAAGCGGACGTGATTGTGCGTGAGGCCGCCCGCTGAAAGGACCTGAGCCGTGGCTTCTATGTTTGACGATCTCGACGCCGCTCTGTCGGGCGCTATCAAGGGTGCCTTCGCGGAGACGGCAATCCACCGGCCGCGCGTTTCGGCCCAATACGCTGAGCGCGCGGCCGATCCTGACCGGCCGCAACACCTCATCTACGGGGTGTTTTCCGCTGGCCCTGCAGATGACGGGCTGAAGGGGATCGCCCGGGGCTCGGACTTCTCGGGGACGACGCGTGTGGCATCGGCCAGCGCCGAGTTCTGGATCGCCAAGGCCGAGGTCGATGCGCTGACCGCGCTTCCGGCCAAGGGCGATACAATCAGACTCACCAGCCGGGCTGCCAGCCCGACCTATGCGGTCTCCTCGGTCCAGCACACGGACATGGGCGACCTGAACCTTATTCTCGTTTAGGAGGACCTGCCGTCATGAGCCTGACCCGCCTTGCCATGCGCCTCGCGGCCGCCCGTGCGCTGCTCGACCGGACGCTGGCCGGGCCGCGGGTCTTTGACAGCGCGGTCGACCCGATTGACCAGACCATTGCTGAACAGCGCCAGCCGCTGATCGTGCTCACCACCGATGAGCACGAGCTTGAGGTGACGGGGCGCGATCTCGGCAGCGGCAACCATCGCTGCGAGCTGGTAATCGAGATCGCCATCGCGTCGCGGGTGGAGGTGCCCGCGTCTGATGGGGACGGCGGTCAAATCACCATTGCCATTCCGCACACCGATGAAGGGATGGAGCTGACTCTCGACATCATGGAGCATCAGGTGGTCCGCGCCCTGAACCGCGACGACAACGCGTGGTCGCGTGTCTGGATGATGCTGGTCCCCCGGATCACGCGCAGCCTCTCCCGGCGCGGCGCATCGGCCGAAAACGGCGTGCGCTTTGCTGCGCGGCAGCTGGTCTTGAGCTGCGATCTGGTGGAAACGCCGGTTTCTGGCGGGGCTGTGACGTCGAACAGCGCGTGGGGCCAGCTCCTCGCACTGATGGCCGCCGACGCGGCGCTGGCGGGCATCGCGAGCCTGCTGCGGGCAGAAATAGAGGGCGAGCTCGCGGATGAGTGGCGCCAGGCGGCCGAAATACTTGGCATCCCGCTGGAGGTGGCCAACCAGATCGGCATCGGGCCGGTTGAGGACCTCGATGCGGACCCGCAACCGCTCTCGGACATCACATTTCTGGATTTCGACCAGACTGTCGTCTTTGAGCCGCAAGGATCATAGGCATGGCGATCCGCGAAATCGTCGAGCTTGTCGCGCGGGTCACCGATCTGGAGCGCCGTGTCGCAGGCGTCATGCGGCATGGCACTGTGACGGAGGTCGATCCCGGACGCCAGCGCATGCGGCTGGATTTCGGGCCCACGCATGGGGGACAGGGCCGGTTCCTGTCGCCCTGGCTGCCCTATGCTCAGTTCTCCGGTGCGTTGCGTGTGCACACGCCGCCGACGATTGGGCAGCAATTTACGGTGATGTCGCCGACGGGGGATTTCCAACAGGCGGTGGCGGTGCCGCTGACCCATCATGCGGGTAATCCGAGCCCCTCAACCGCAGGGGATGAGAATGTCATCACCTATGGCAATGTCCGGATGACGCTCGCGGATGATCTCGCGCGCGTCGATGTGGGCGGGTCGATCCTGAAGATGACGGCGGCCGAGATCACGCTTTCGACCAATGGCAGCAGCATCGTGCTGAACGCAGACGGCGTCACCATCAACGGTGCACGGATTGACCTGAACTGACCCAAAAGGGG